CGATCCGGCATAAGGGTGATCGCCTCCCCAAGCCATTTTAATCTTTCATTGCCCGGAGCGATTCTTCCTAAATTGCAAAGGACATCATATCGAAGCGTATCCTCTAGGCTTTCAAACATAAGAGCCTTTTTGCTTGTTTCATAGCATTCCGCATATTTGCCTGACAGAAATTGCTCTTGGGCTTTGTAGTAAAGAGCGTTGGGGGCTGGTTCGATAACATCCTCTAGGATTCTAAAGTTGCGCTCCGCCGAGGTGGCCTTGTAGCCATGGGGCTTGTGAATCCTTACAATCTTATCAATCCCAATCAGCTTGTTTGGCTCGTTGGCAATCAGGGTTTCATGGACTCGGTTTTTCCATCGGCCCTTGCCCTTCCTTAAGGCAACTTCTCTTAGCGGGCATAGAGAGGCGTTTTCCACCCAATATCGAAAGGCAATTAGGTCTGCCTTCCTTTCGTTGGCTTGGTCAATCGCGGCATCCACAATCTCCGGGGCATCCTTCGCCATCTCATCATCGGCATCCACCCAAAAAGACCATTCGCAGGAACAGGCATCCAAGGCCGTATTCCTTGCCGTTGCAAAATCGTCTATGTGAGGCCAATCAGTTTTTTGATTTTGGTAATGAACGACTTTAGCCCCAAGGCTTTTGGCAATCTCCTCGGTCTTGTCGGGTTCCTTGCTTCCCCTTGCGATACATACAACTGTTTCAGCGGCAAGCGGGGCAAAGGAACGAATACATCTTTCAATATACGCCTCTTCATTTCCGGCGATCAAATAAACAGAAACCTTGTTTTTCATTCTAGGATTTCAAGAGAAAGGATTTCTAAATGCTATATGTCAATTCTTTTCCCAATGCTCCCAAGCCCCCATGGTGGGAGTTTCTGGATATTTGGTTTCTGGCAACTCCTCGTATTTGATTGGCTTTTGGCAACCAGAAAGAATCGCCAAAAGGAAAAGGGGAGCTAGGACTTTCATCCTAACTCCCCCTTTCGAGGAACACACAAACCAATCTATGCTTTAGGCAGAGAAGTCGGTCGTGATACGAACCGCCGCATTGGGGTCGATCACAACTTCGTCCGTGTTCATGCGAACCCGGAGAACATTGCTCCGGCGAGCCTCATCACGATAGCTCTCGGAGACGAACCCTGCCGCATCAGCCGCCCAGACCAGCGTGCGCCCGATACCACCAGCGGTGAACTCACCGCCAGCGATCTGACCAACGATGATCTTGGTGTCCGGCACGATGAAGGAGCCAGAGTAGCTCTTGCCCTTGTTGGCGGTGTTGTAAGCCGCACGACCAACTGCGAGCGTCTGAACGCCCAGAGCCGCCGCAATTTCAGCCTCATTCAGCAACCGCGCCCCGGTGTTCGAAATAACACCGAAGAACTGGTTCTGTAGGAGGGTGGAACGGCGGATATACTCAAACACATTGGCCGACATCGCAACGCAGTTCGCCTCATAACCACTCTTGGCGAGAGTCAGCTTGGCGGCGGCGACATCACGGACAACATCAACCGTGGCGATATTGCCGGGGGTGTAGGCAACGGCGCGAGTCTGGTCAGCCGGAGTAAAGGGGGTGCTTGCCGCCCAGAGCAAGTCGGAAACACGCTTTTCGTGGCCGAGCTTGATCTGGCGCAGTAGGAACTTGGCGGTTTCGCTCTCATACGAGAAAAACCTGTTTAAGTCCGTCACGGCATCGTCCGGCAAAATTTCCTCAAGGCCCGTCTCCTCGCAAAGATAATTCGCAGAGGTGAAGGAGCGGATTCCACGCCCGTATTCAGAACCAGAAGAACGCTTGCCAGCGTTGTTGGAAAGCAGGTCAGCCGCACCCAATTCAACCTTGAGATAAGTGCCGCTCTTAGCTTGCACATTCTGAAGGGGAAGCAGGGTCGCACCGATCAAACCGACATCGGCTTGCGGGGCTTCGATAAGGGCTTGATTGATGTCAGCCCGGATAGTGGTTCCACCAGCGATATAGCTCATTTTCTATTTTCCTTTTTTAATTGTTAATCTTTAGTCAACCTTGAGGGGGATAGCGATTTCAATAACCGCACCCGTCTCCGTAGCCGCCTCTAGGGCGATACCAGCGGAAACCGTGTTGGAAGCCGCCGTGGTCACAAGGCCGGAAGCATCGAAGGAGAGCGAGTCCCCAACGGCGCAAGTTCCCGAAACCGTGGCAAAATAAGTTGGCGAGAACAACTTCACTGTTCCCGAATCACCAGCGGCCACATCTTCCTGAGTAAATCCGATAGCGAGAGTCGCCCCGGTCACAGAAGCCTGTGCGCCACCAGCGGTGGAGGTCGGCTGAACTGCACGAAACGCACTAATCGCCGAAGCGAAAGTGAAGCTCTTGAAAAATCCGTCTACTTGAGTTCCCATTGTATTTGTATCCTTTGTTAGATGTTCTTAATGCCGCGAGACAGAGCCTCGCGATATTCGTTGGGGTTGGAGAGCATGACCGCCTTCATGGCGTTCAGCTTTGAGTTCTTGTATTCGGGGTGAGCCGCCACAAGAGCCTCAAAATTTTTCGGCTCATCCTTCTTGGGAGCCTCTTCGATCACCGGGGAAGCGGGGACAGGCTTGATGCCGAACTCGGTGAGAACCTTTTTCACAACCTCGGACATCTCCTCGGTCTTGGGCTCTTCCTTTTTCGCCATTTCCTCTTTCGGCTCAACCTCGACTTCAATCTTGGGAACCGAATCCTCTTTTTCCTCTTCTTTGGGAGACATGGCCTCTTCCAGTTTGGCGAGGCGCACCTTGATATCTTCCACTTCCTTACCGTAATCTTTGTTTTCCATTGTTTTTCCTTCTTTTGTCAAACCCTCGCCCTCAACTTCCGCTTCGGGCAGGTCGGTGGGAATTGGCTTGCCGCCAGCCATATATCCCATTTTGATTGTTCCACCCGAACACTTGGTCTGGGTTTCGGCAAATTTCTGCATGAACTTAACCATCTCCTCGAAAAGCCCGTTGGTTGCCGCAGGGCTAGAAACTAGGTCAGCGGAAGCGATGCTCTGGGGGCGAATATAATCTTTGCCGTCAATCGTTTCGCTTTCATTCACAAAGGCCAGCGATACGCCAAACTGATCGGGGGCTTCGGATGCCATCTCTTTAATAAGGCCGTAATGGGGAGAGTTGCGGAGAAGTCGGAGGTCGGCAATCAGCCTGTTTCCTTCAATTCTTGGGTTGCGAGCGAAGCCAACCACCGCATCCAATCCGCTTCCGTGGTTCATTTTAACCTTCACCCCATTACGAGCCCCCTTCATAATATCTAGGGCTTTCTCTAGGCTTTTCTTGTCCACGAATAGGTCATGCCCCTTGGCCTCGCCCTCTTCTAAAATGGAAACCCCCGGCAACTCCAATTCTTCCATTTCCTCGTCTTCATCGCGGTAAGTGCGATAGGCCACCGCCGCCCTCTGCTTTTCATCTGGAAAATCTGCAACTGCTTGGTCGTTGCCCATAAAGCGGGAAACAAAGTCTTGTTCCGATTCGTCTCCTCTGGGGGTGGGTAGGGGCATAAATTCCTTTTTTATGTCAAAGAAGATCGCCGTCAGCCTTGCGGTAGGATTCTTTGACCTCTCCACCCCCAGCCATCTTTAGGAACTTGTTCACCCTAGCCATTGCCCAAGCGTTGCGGGAGTTTGGTTGCCCTCCGCTGATGGTCGGGCGGAAGCTGGTTGAGAATGCCCCAGCCCCCCTTCTAAATACTTTCTTTAGCGTTCCAAGGCTAGGCACTTTTCTTTGAGGATGGTCTTTGATGAACTCGGCAATCTTGTCCTTGAGTGCTTGTTCGTTGGCTTCTGAAATTTCAATATCCCCTGCCTTCGACCTTGTGGCCGCTGTGCCTTCGGGGTTCTCCTTGGAGCCTTTGATTCGTTCCTTGGGCGGTGCTGGAGTTTGTGCCGCTGACTTTGGGCCGGGGCGAGCAAATTCAGAAGTGTTGTTGGGCTTTTTGCCATATAAGCCAGCAATATAAATTCGCATGGCTTCTTTATATCTTTTTTCATCGAATTTATCTTTTGCAATTATCATTTTAGGTCTGGCCCCTCATATTCATTATAGAGATCATAAACATCTTTGCTAAATGTTTTCCCACTTATATGCCCAGCAAAAGTTTCTGCAACAAATTCCATCGGGTTTTTTGCGGCATAGTTGCTTACTTTTTGTGCGATCTTCATTTTGGAAAGCCCAATATCACCAGCCCCAAATCCCTCTTCTGAATATTTAATAGCTTTTTCGTATGAAAGTTTATTATGGTGGGCATTGTGACCATATTCATGGGCAAAAAGATTTGTGCTGGTTAGCCACCCATCTTTTTCATCATTCGCAAGAGATGATCTAAAGGATTCGGTATTTGAGTTTTTGCTATATATAATTTGATTTTTTAATGAGCCCTCTTCTTGGTGTGCGACAGCGTAAGAGCCTTGGAAGGAGCTTCCGTATCTTTGCTCAATATCGTCCGTAAAAATTTGATATGGTGGTGGTATTTGGTATCCTTTGCTTTTAAGCTGTTCAAGTGATGTTCTAATATCTTGAGCATTTTCCTCGTTTTCTGGTAATTCCACCTTTTCAATGCCAAGGCTTCTTGCATATCGCTCCGCCTTTTCTTTTTCATTTCTTGGTGGGGGAAGGTCTGGTCTTTTTGGTGTTGGTGGTGGCTCGACATCCTTTTTCTTTGGTTTTTCTTTTTTTTCGCTTTGTGGGGTTGGTCTTTTGTAATCTTTAGGAATTTTACCTCCGGGTCGCTTGGGGTCATATCCGCCCTTTGTTGCTGGCCTTCCATACCCAACCGCACATTTGTTGTCTGGCCCAAAGGTTCCTTCGTCATCCTGTCCGCAATCACGACCAGCGACAAATTCAATGGCAGATAATTCCTTGTCCCTTGACTCCATCTGTCGAACAACTTTCCTTGCCCATGCATATCCAGCGTCACCGCCCCATCCATTCCATGCTTGCCATCCCTTGCCCTGTTCGTCCCAAGTTGCGCCTTTCTTATCGACTTCGTGGCGATCAAAGAAGGCTTTCATTCTGCGTACGGTATCGGGCGAGAGTTTCACGCCATTCATCAAATCCCTAGCCCTTGCAATGCCCACCGGGGTCATTCCCTTTTGGCTTGCTGGCTTGCCTTCCCGCACATCCAAGGCTCTTTTAGCGGCTTCTCTAGCTCCTTGCGGGGGCGTGAAGTCTATCCCATCGTACTTACCCAACTCAATCCCGCCCATCATCCCGGCGATGAGCATTTTAAGCTCTTCGGGATTTAGATTTTCTAGTGCCTCTAAATTACTTTTTTTTTGAGCCTCGCCCGAAGGCTCTGTCGGGGCTGGGGTCGGCTCCTTTGGGCTTCCTCCAGAAGATTCCTCGCCTCCCTCCTCTTGGCTAGCAATTCGCTCCTCTTTGGTCGTTGGGACAATCTTGCCCTCCTGCACTCCGCCAACGATAGAAATTGCCTGTTCCCTTGAGATGGTCGGGAAGGCCGCCGTGATGACGGAAACTGCGCCCTCCTTGGACAATGCCCCAGCCGCAACGGCGTTGATGATATTGATGAGGCTTGCGACTTGCGCTCCGTTGAGGGAGATGTCGGAAACGACTTGCCCAGCGGGAACGCCTTCTGCGCCATCCTCGGTGACTTCACCTTCCTCGGTCGGCTGGGTGGCCGTGCCAAGTTTGGAGATGTTGAGGGAAACATCGGAAATTGTCTCGGCGGGAACGCCATATTCCTTTGCCAAATCTTGAATTGCCTTGGCCTCGATTGCTCTTTGACGCATCGAGGCTTCCCAATCCGCCCCACGCTCTGCATAGATGTCCGAGCCTGTGCGAAGTCCGCTCTTAAACTCTGCGATGGCACTTGCCGATTCCCGCCCAAGGTCAATGGAGACATTCGCCCCGAAATTGAAAATGCCTCTAGTGGTTTTTCCGCCCTCGTTGCCAT